GTGTATACGCCGTTACCATTAGGCAGACCGTCATCCACTACAACAGGCTTGCCAAGGAAGGTCCTGACTGCAGGCTTGCCCTCTGACGGAGGAATAGTTTCAATCAGGTCATCCTTAGTGAGTTTAGCCACCGTAGCGGAGTGCATCGCAAAGCCGGTCAATTTATCGGCATTGTCGCCCAGCTTATAGATTGCATCAACTGCGGTCCTAGCATCAATTACAGCTGCCTCTCCAGCTCCTGCGGAAATATCGTGCTGGTTAGTGTCCATTTCTGTATCATCGTGACCAAAGATACCATCCAGGGTTTTTATCAAGATAGCCTGGAAACGTCTTGCCCAGTAATCAGCTACAAGGTCACCTATTGCAGCCATCGGGTCATCTCCAGAAAGTGCTTTTGCAAGGTCATTCACGCTCCATGCACGGCCACGGGTCAACAGAGCTGCCACGTCCTGCCTTGCGGTAATCTTGCCGACAGTTAGGGCTGTCTGATCGCTTAGTACTTCATCTTCACCGCTCAAATCTTCCCAGAACGGCATGTTCACAAGTCTGCCGCCGGAACTTGCCAGTCTGTCCAGTTCAGGGTTCCTGGCGATTATTCCGCTCTGGTAAAAAGCGGAGAGTTCAGCAGTACGCTCAATTACGTACGGGTTGAATACTTCAGGGACTATAACATCACTGATTATGGTTTTAGTTACTTCTGCTGGCATTTCTTATCACCTCATAAAATTATTTTATTCCCGCCTCTGCTTTCATCCGTGTAGCTTTCGCCGGATCTTCGCGCAGAATCTTACCCTGCATGGTAAGGTTCCATGTTTCCTTCTTCCACGGATTAGCTTCGGTGTGATCGGCCCCGGGCGGATTAGTGCCGTCACCGACTTTGCCGCTTGGCGTAGCATCTACAAACAAATATGAGTCTGTCTTTTGCAACTCTTTAATTTGTTCAGCCAAACCTATCAGTTGGTCGCCGTCGAGTTTGACTTTCGACAAATCGAGAAGCGCTTTGACGGCCTTTGGCCTACGGGCCTTGGCCTCAAGCAATGCTTTTTCAATGGCGAAATCAAACCGGAGCTGAGCAACCTTAGCCTGCCAGTCTTCAGCAGCCTTTTTGTTGTCAGCCTGCAACTTTTCAATTTGTTGCTTGAGATCTTCGTTAGACCCTACGGCCTTTTTCAAATCGTCAAGTTGCTTGTCTCTGTCTTGAATATCTTTCTCTAGTTGCTTCTTCGTCTCGGCTACTTCATTGTACTTGTCCTTGGGAATGAAGTGCTTTGGCAATTCTTTGCTAATGTCGCTAACTAGAGCATCGAGTTTGTCTTCGGCCACGCCAGCTTTTTTCAATAGCTCTTTGAGCCAATTCATAATAAACCTCCTTTATACTTGTTTTATACTGGTCAGTACCAGTTGAAGGCCCCGCTTATTTATGCTCTTCGGGCAAGAGCTAATATGTTTGTCGCTTATAAAGCGTCAAAACCTAAAGGATTACATTCTTAGGCGGCAAGGCAACTAACTCTTGCCTTCTCCGGTTTCTTTTCTGGTTTCTTTCTCTAGGTCCAAGTATAAACTATATGTGTGGCGGCAGTTAGGGTGAAACAATCCTGCGGCTTTGGCCTCAGCAAGCGTCGGATAATGTGGTGTACGCCCTGAAAGACTTAATACTCGACCCTCCCACGGGCGGCAAAGCTCGCACTCGCCGCGATGGTCACTAACGACGATTAAATCATGGCCTTGCTCAAGCAAACGATTCCGAGTACCCTCAAGATGTGCCTCCATGGTAGACGTCCGAGCTACCATCGCCGTGTATGAACTTAAATTCCACCGTTTGCCTTGCCGATCAATAAAGCCAGTTATTCCCCGTTCAGCAATTTGCTGACGTATTTGTTGAGCTACTTGCTTCCATGTGTCATAGCCGATAGTACTACCCCTTATGTTTTCGAGAGCAAGTTGTCGATAAATGTCGTTCACTTGTCGTCCAATTACTTGAGTTACATCTTCGAGTCGCTGATAGACGTTCTCAGCCAAGACCTGGGCAGCGGATTGGTGCACAGCGCCGAAACTTGTCGTAATTTCGACTCTTGCCTCCTTTAGAAGCCCGTCGGCGTAACGCACACCGTCCAAATAAACACGAGGAATAGCTTCTAAACACCACGTCTTATTTCCTTCACGTAGACTTTGTAAAATGGCGTCTACGGCTTGCTTCATTTGCTTCAAATACTCGATGCTGTTCCCTCGAAGTAAAGCCCGATTAACTCGATTCAGAAGTTCATATTCGGCCTTCTCATAAAAACGAATCAAGCGGACAATTTCGGCATGGCTAAATTGCCCGACGATTGCCATTAAATTTCACCCTGACTTTCTTCTTCAAACGACGGCAGTTGTATGGACGGAAGTTCAACCGCGCTATGCACTTGCTCCTGTCTAATGCGATTAATTTCTTCTTGTAGTGCTTCGCCCTCAAGGTTGTATAAACGGCGCAGAGCACTTTCTAAACTAGTGAGACCGGCTGCATAACGTTGCGCCTCATTTTGCGTCAACTCGACGTCGTCGTCCGGCAAACCGTCCTGCCAGTCGATATGAATATCAGTGAGTTCAACCACGCCAGACACACCTTGTGCCCTTTCTAAAAGTGACGCTAATCTCAACACTTGCTTAAGCGCAGGATCGAAGTTTAAACGCATACGATTGACCCTAGCCAGCGGCGCCATAAGCAAACGACGCAGTGCCGTACCAGATTCAGCTAGCCCTGCTTGCAGTTGCCCGAAAGCCGCTGCCGATGTTTCACTAAGAGCGTAGAGCTGAGACATCAGCCAGTCTAACTGCTTATATGCCGCTTCGAGCTGGCCGTCCCACGTCACATAGCCTGGCGGGTGCTGATCGGCCGCTACTGGGAAGTACTTACCGCCTCCCTGATAAGTCAGCTGTCCCGTCGCCGGATCCTCTTCCAAAATAGTGTCAGGACCGTAAAGATTGGGATCTGCATGCTTGTTCAAAATACGACCGATTTGGGCAATCCGGTTCTCCAACTCCCTCAAAATACCCTTGATGTCGCTATAACCATCTAGACCAGTTACTCTGTCAGTCGTCACGACGTTATTAACGGGTACAATCAGAAACTCGTTTACGCCTGTACTAATTTCGTTCTGCTCAATTGGTTCACTCAATGAACCGTTAACGATCAAGTATTTCCTTGATTCTATCCTGCCTTTGAAATGTACTTCAACTTGCAAATATGTCTTGGTTTCTACCAGACCCGTGCTTTCCATGGTGTTCTCTTCATACGTCCACGCCAGCACGTGCGCTTGGACGTCTTTTACATTATTAGGCGCTACGACTGGAAACCAAACGGCCGGTTGTTGTCCCTCAATTACGGCCCTACCATTGTCGAAACGTACTTTAAAAAGTCCGGTGCCGTACCGGTCCACGTCGATTGCCACTTCGTACGCCGTATTAAGCAATCGATTGTTGACAAGAATCCGCTCCAACGTCTTCTGCTCGTCGCTGTCGACTGGTCCTGCCGTGATACGAGGCGCTTCGCCAAGCAACAAATCGGCAAAAAGCAACGTCTGACGTTTAGGCCAATTAAGCACGATTAAATAAGGCTCACGTTGCCCTTCACTAACTAATTTCAGCCAGTCGCTAAACACACTGGCGTGATCGCCCTCAAACAGCTGCTTATTTGTAGAGTAGAGTTCCAGCCTTTTAAACTCAGTCGGCGGCGGCCACGCCGAGCCAGGCTTTAAGAAGTCTAAATTAGTAAGCATTTAATTCACCACCCTACCGGCTTATTAACTAAGCCGTATTTACGTTTCGTTGATAAAACCTCAAACGCCCCCGATACAGCGTCCACTTGGTCGTCATGGGCACCATGCGGAAAAACTTCGATTTCGTCAAGAAAGGCAGGTATCCACATTCCTCGAACAAGTTTTATGTTTCCAGCCTCGGCAACTGCGCTGACTGGATTGGCCCGAACCTCTTTTGACCCAGTCGAGCGAAGACCCCGAAAGCTGAAGCCTAAAAGTACTCGGCGTCGGTAATAATCAATTGTGTTGATTCCGCTGCTGCCTGGTTCCTGCTCCATATAGATGTCTACCCGACGCCCATCGAGCTCCGCCGTTTGTCTCACTAGAGCCTCGACGCCTCGTGGCGTACTTCGTGTCCGTTTTATGTCAACTAAATAATAAACGCCGTCCTTCTCTCCCATAAGAGCACCTACGGTGTAGTCAGGATCTCGGCCAGGTTTGGGCTCAGTTGCCGCCAGGTCCCAAAAACGGACAAACCGAGCGTCTCTCGGGAAATCGTCTACGATTTCGAACCATTCCCGCCTAAACTTATTACCACTCTCTCGAATCGCCCAGTCGCCCCGAATTAGCTGGGCTCTAGTAACAGGATCCAAGTGTTGCAAACTCTTTAAATACTCTTCCCTGTCAATATAAGGATTATCGTCCAGACTGGCTGGGATAAATGGTCGATCCCCAGCTATAAAACGAAGGTATACCCATTCATGCCCGACGCCGCCAGGATTACTAGCTGAACG